GTGTCTCGAGCGCCACTCACATATTTACCTGTAGTAATAGCATAGCCTGCGGCTTTTGCAATATTAGAACCCGCAATTCCATCAAAGGAAGCTGGGTTTGCATATCCTGAAGTAGAGGGAGATCCCCTGAATCTATAAGTACTTCCATTGGTTAATCCGTGATTTGGAGAATTAACATTAATAACACTCGATGCTGCTGCATAAGTTGTAAATGGATTATTAGGTAATAATTGTGCGACTGCATTTTCTGTTCGAGCGGGTCTTACTTTGCTCAAAGATATAGAATCAGCGCTTAAATTTTTTGGTTTTAATTGAGGTTGTTTAGGTTCGTATTCAGAAACATGAACAAAGGCTCCCGTCCATTCCGTTACCATTTCCTTCCACGGAAATTGTAAACCCGAACGATCTGAGATAGCTAGTGCATGTTTTCCTGAAGCATATTTTGGCATTAGATATTTGGATAGTAAGCTTGGGGTGTTATATAAGTACTCGCTGCTGATCCGTCCTCCTGTAAAGCTCTTGCTAATTCATCTTCATATAATAATTTAAAAGCTTGTGTTTTTTCCATTCTATATTTTTGAGATAAATAATAAGAGAGTCCTGAAACCATACAAGGGATAAAACGATAAGGAACATCCGTCGCATTGGAATAAGTTCCTGCGTCTTGAATTCTTTTAACAAAATAAATGTGTAATGTTTTATCTGCATTACTTGAATCGGGTGTTGGATAAATAGTCATGGTCACACGATCTGTAAAACGTTGAACCCAATAATTACTAGGAGTGCCTTCCGATTCTTTATTAGAGTAGCCTGAATAAGTAGAACGGTCCACTTTAGTTAAAGCAGCGTCCGATTGAGTATTGGCTCCTATGTTTGTTCGTAAAGAACATTGTTCAATGTCCGAGAAACCTGGAATATAATTAGTAACTGCTACACCATCTGAATGGGTGGCTGCTGTTGTTGAATGAGCGCCTCGCGTTACACCCGTTAATTCTTTACTGCTAAAACCTACATAGGTTATGTCTTCAGTACCAATTCGAATAGTACCTTTATTATTCATTCCTGTAACAGAATCTAAAGTAATCCCACTCGTAGCGCTAGTGCTACTAATAGCTCCATCTAGAGTGGTATTAAGTCCGTTAGATTTTTGTAAAGCTGTTGCGCCAGTCGTTGGCATATCCGAAGGATATCTATAAAAATTAAATTCTTTCTCTCCTTGGGTCAAAGTAAGATTTAAAGTCCCTACTTCCCAATAATGTAATCCTCGATTACCCCATTCTTGAAAAAGAATATTGAGTGATCGTCTTGCCGCTTTTAATTGATAACCTGAAACGTTAGGGAAACCTACACGTTCAAAAGCTTCTTCAACAATATCAGCAATAGTAAATGTTTTCCCAAACGTGTAACTGTCTGAAGTTGTGTTAGGCATGAATTACCTCCTAACCGTAAAAGAACGTTGCGTCTGTAATAGTAGTTAACGTTGCTTTCGCGCTAGTTGCACAACGCAACCCTGTTCCTGGAAATTCTATATAATAAGGTTGTTCATGTTCACTGGTTCCATCGGGAACTGCAAATTTACACACACTTGTAGTATTATCTAAAATTTCGATAGTGCCTCCTGCAGCAACATCACTTAAATAATAAACTCCAAGCACTCTACATGGACCATTAAAAATAGTCGTCGAACCTGTACTAGTTGCTTGTGTAGATTTTATATCTACTGGATATGTACCCATATTTTATCTCCTAATTGTGAGCTCCCGAAGGAGCTCACATTAATTATTAGCTTAAGTTATTATTTTGTAAATAATTAACTGTAAACGTTGCAGTACCTGCACTTGCATCTCCACCGCCATCAGTTACTTGTAATTGTATTCTAACATCAGATGTTCCAATGTCTTTCCAATTAGCAGTTAAAGCTGTGGTAGCTTGTGCAATTTTTCCAATAGCTGCTACTGATAATCCATCAATATATAAATCGGGATTTCCCACGACCCCTATATCTATCAAATTAGTACCTGATCCGTTAAATGCTACTTGAACATTCACATCAATTGATACGATTTGAGAATTAGCAGGGATTATAATACTTGTGCTTGTCGCTGAAGTATCTTCATAATCAAAGCTTGCTGATTGACCCATCACCACTTGACCAACATTTTTCATGTCAGTACCAACAGTGGTTCCAGTTGTATTTGAAATCGTGCCCGCTTTTATTGGACCCGAAAAGGTTGTTGTGCCCATATTATCCTCCTAGTTTGTAAGATCTAGTCTCTAGGCCGTCGACTATACTGCGTCTAGATCTAATTAATAATTGTATAGTAGTTTATCTATAGCTCTTTTTTGAAAAGAGTGCAAGGTATCCTTAGGGAAAAAATTGATTTTTGATAGCGCTTAAGTGGCTATCGAAACTTCAGGCTTGGATGCGTTTATTTTAGTAAGACGCGTGTCTTCTTCAAATTCTCGAGCAATGATCTGCTTTATAACATCCTGGATCTGTTTATTTATCTCGATCATACGAATGTTATGCTTCCCTGACTTCAGATGCTCGTGTTGCCACGCGAGTTCCAAGGACTTTTTCATGTTGTACAGGTCTTCCGTCATTTATAACCTCCTCATAGGTTATCCATTTACCACGGGTAAATCCATCAGATTCGAACTTTACATCATTTTTTCCTAGTTTGTCAAGGATTGATTTCTCGACACTTTCCTTAGTGTCTTCTGCTAGGAGATTAAAATCGGCAAAATAGCCGTCGTGATAAATTTTGACTCGAAAGTTTTTCATATATTTCTCTATCTTTATAAGCGAAATGAGGCCGTTTTAAGGCGGCCTCACTTCTAATGTTTTCTTTACGCTCCTGGTGAACTAAAGATACCTCTAGGGTCGGATACTCCAAATGAGTATCTTTCTCTAGCTTTGTATCTAACGTTGCCAGTATCGAAGTCGCCTTCCATTGCAGTTGTCAATGGTGCACGATTGAACATTTTCATACCATTCGGTACGTCTGTAATGATATAGAACGCGTCAGTATCAGTTAAAAAGTTATTAACTCTATAACCTTGAGGGATTGCTCCCATACTTACGAGTGCATTGATATCGTTATCAGCTGTTCCCACTCTGCCTTGAGATTTAAATAATCTTTCAGCAATAAATTGCGAATTTGACGGAATTATTAATTTCGTCGGTCTTGCCGCAATTTTAAGTCCTCGCTCGTCAGTCATCGCAGCGATGTCTATAACAGACTGCTCCAATGACGTTTCGTTAAGATCCGCTGCAGTGCTTAATCTGTTCGAAAAAGTACCTGCTATTGTAGGATGCGATGTACTAAACAGAACGACAGCGTCGCCTGATTTAAAAGTGCCATATCCATTAATTAATGGACTGACTGCTTTTACTTGTTTCGCATTCGACATAGATCTTGCTAAAGCTTTTGTATAACGAGAAGCGATTCTATCGTAGAGGTTATCTTCGATAGCTTCTTCTGTTATCGCAAATGCTAGAGCGATTGTCTCATTAGTGTAACGTGCTGTAAAAGTTTCTTGAGCTTCGTCATATGATATGCCTTGCCCTTCCGCTTTTACATCGGCGTTCGCAAATCCTGATAACATAACTTCCTCTTCGAAAGCTCTGTCAGAAGATTCTTGAACGTATATTTCAGCATGTTGATTTTCATACCGTTTGTATTCCAGACCAAATAGTGCATTTAGGCCTGGCTCTAGTTCTTTAACTAGTTGTGCTCTTGATATTGCCATTTTCTATATACTCCTATTTATTATGATTGTAATTCAATCAGGTTTGGAACAACTACTACGGAGGCATAAGCAGCAGTAATATCCTGATTTGAAGGATCTTCTGCTGATCTTAATAATCTCCATGAGGCTGCGTCGGCACTTGTATCGCCAATATCTAGAGTAGCTGAAGACTTACCAGTAGTTGTACTACCAGCAGAAGTATTCATGTCATACGTTTCTAGAAATCCAGCTTGAGTCACAGCAGCATCAGTTGATACTACATACAATTGTTGTGGGTTATCGAAACAGAAAGCAGTTATGTCTTCTGAATTCGCAGGTGTTACTTGTACATAATGATTCGACCATGTCGGCTTCAAAGTTGTAGCCGCATTGTAGAAGATTCCATTTAGTACGCCCAGCACAGGTGCATCCGTCGTTTGTCCGTCGACAATGTACCCTGCTGCGGAAGCAACAGCCGCCCCACTATATAATGTAGTAGCATAGTTTGCATCGATAAAGTACTTACCTTGTCCTTGTGTGGACGGCGTGGAACCTAACGTTCCTGCCGCAATAAGTCCAAAACCTTGCGTGTTACTATTTGCCATAGTTTGTTACTCCTATGTTTACAGTTTTACCTGTAAACGGTTGATTAAATCGATGATAGGGAATTGGTTGTTATCCCGAGAAAACTAGGTCTTCTTTGTACCACCGAAGGTTACACGAGATTGCCTTTCAATATTGATAGGCATCCTCTTATCCTGCTCCTTCAAAAGATCGTGTTCTACTGCTTCGCTTCGAGCTTCATGCTGTTGTCGCATGTAGTCTTCACGTTGCTTCGCAATCTCTTCTGGTACCTTTGCAAGCAAAAGGCCACCGACCCCTATTACCCCCTTGTATCGTCCTTCTTCAAGAACGGGATAGTCTGAACTATTTTTGACTTCTTCGGCACGAACTAATTCATATCCTTCTCTTAAACGTCCAGATATGTTTTTCGTATCTTGAAACCCAACAGTTTCAGCTCTAATCCATCTGTACCTGAATCCTTCAGGCGCAGGAGGTGCATCTAGAGATGATGGAGGAACCCACACTTTTGGTCTTTCAGATTTGGACCGTGTTTGGTTCGCACGAGGTGTTTTGTCTTCTTTTTTCATATTACGCTCCCTTCGTGTTTTTTAGTTGTTTTGCGTAGTCTTCGAGTGGCACTCCTAATTTTTTCGCAATAGCGACCTGAGAGGAAGTGAGTCTCACAGTTTTGCGACCAGGCTTCATGCTTCTTTTTGCAGAAGCGACCGTCTGAACGGGCGTGGTCGAATATTTATTATCACTTGTACCAAATTTATGCGGAAAGTCAACACGAATTCTTTTATCTACTTCAGCATAATATTCATCGGATTTAGGGTCAAAACCTTC